AGGCTACAAAAGTTGTTGTCCCTGTAACTTCAAAGGCTGTTGCTGCTGTGGCGTATCCCTCCGCAATGTAGGCCCTTTTGGTGGGCTCCTGCCCGAGTTGGAAGGAACCGCCCTTTACCTCGCCTCCGGAATGGAACCGCTTCTGCCCGGAGGAGTCGATGTACTGGAGCGTTCGGATCTCGTTGTTCGGTTGGAAAACGGGCACAATTAAGCGCCCGTCTCCCGTAGTCTTTATTCCGTGAGGCTTCACGCCTTTGCGCTTCAGGTATGGGTGGTCGGGGCTTGCGTCCGTGGCCCCTTCCCAAATCTCCGAAACCGTGGCGGCCACCACGTCGTGCTTCTTCGCCTCCTCCGCTTCCCGCTGCTTCTGTGCCTTCTTTTGGAGTTCTTTTATCTGTGTGCGCTCAATGGGTGTCATCTCCCGTGACACCCTAGCGCACCAGTTTTGATTGATGGAAGTTTTCCAGTCGCCAAAAGCCCCGGCGGGAACGTCCCCAGGGAAGGCTACGTACCAGCCGCTCTTATTTCCATGTGCCCCGTCCGGGTTGAACCGGTGGATTGCTCCGTCAAGGGCTATTTCTGGAGGCGGCTCCATCCCTGCGTCTTCCATAGCTTGCCTCAACTGCTCCTCTGGGGAGCCGAGGTCGTTCCCCCGCTCCATCCAGGAATTGTTCAAAATCAAACTCAAGTCTGCCAAGACTTCACCTCCTCTAGTCGTTGCTCCGCCTCCTGAATTGCCTCATCCATTCCCTTTGCCACCACCGCTTTGTGTCCGATGCTGTTCAGGTACTCCATCCAGTCTTTTTGCTCCGAACTCACCACGCCTCCCTTTCGGCGCTTAAGCTCCAGCCAAAAGGCCCAGGCAGGAACATGGAGATCCGGAACACCTGCGGAAACGCCCTCCGCTTTCAATCGTCCTGCCGTTGATTTCCCCCGAGCGCCGCCGTTTGGGATTGCAAAGATTCGCACTCCCGGGAATCGGCGCCGAAACCATTGAATAAAGGCCCGTTGCTCCTCATGCTCCGTCGGCACTCGGCCATCCTCTGTACGTAATGCGGCGAAACTTGCCGTCTTTTTTGTGCTTGATTTTCTCGGGCGGGCTTGCAGCGTTCATCACCTCCGCAGCTTCTGCTATGTTTTTCGTCCGGGCAAGGTCGGCCCCGGACTGTTGAGCGAGGAAAGAAAGCAACCGGTTCGCCTTTTGTCCTGCATATCCGTCGTGTAGCACCGTCAGATACTCCACCACTGGAGAGTCTGAAAGGGCTCCGTAGTATGTCACTCGGAGCATGGATTTCCCGGAGTTTCGGGAAACGTATACCCACCACCGCCAATCCGAAACTTCCATCTCCTCCTCGTCAAGTCCCATAATGTCGTCGTTATGGAGCTTGATTTTCCGTGGTGGAGCCTCCGGGAAAGGGGCCTCGCAAGCCGGGCAGAACTTAGCCGAAATGTGGCACAGCTCGTGGCACTGCTCGCACACTTTTACCGGAGCCTCACCGTTCCCCTTACCCTTCTTGGAAGGCGGCTCCACTGCGGTAATCGGCCCGTGCATGGCGACGATTCCGGCGAAATCCAGCACCAGGCAGTGGTCTGTGTGGGACTTGATGCGCATTCCGCGCCCGGCCATCTGAACGTAACGCCCTGGGCTCATGGTGGGGCGGCAAAAGGCGATAACGTCTATGTCTGGGTAGTCGAATCCTGTGGAAAGTACCGAGTTGTTTGTAATCGCCCTAATCTTCCCCGCCTTGAACTCCTCAAGAATTCGTGTCCGCTCTTCCTGGGGAGTCTCGCCCGTCACTGTCTCCGCTGCTATGCCGTTCTCCCGGAGAATGTCCCGCATGGCGTAGGAATGGTCTACTCCTGCACAGAAAAAAAGCCACGCCTTGCGTTCTCCTGCAAGGCGTATGGTCTCCGCTACGATTGCTCTGTTTTGCTCCTCTTTGTTGACGGCTTTTTGCAAGTCTCGCTCCACGTACTCGCCACCACGTTTTTTCACTCCCTCGGTACTGAGCAAGGAAGCCGGGAGCTTAGAGCGAAGAGGGGCCAAGAAGCCCCGTTCCACAAGCTCCTCGATGGTGACGGAGTCTATGAGCGCATCAAAAAGGGCCTCATCATCCGTAATGAGGCCATGCCCGAGTCGGTACGGCGTGGCTGTCAACCCGATAACTCGCAAGTCCGGGTTGATTGCCGTGAGGTCATCTATCAGGCGGCGATACATCCCCTCCGCTTTGTGGTTAATAAGGTGCGCCTCGTCAACAACAACAAGCGAGATATACCCGAACATGTCCGCTTTTTTATGCACCGACTGGATGCCAGCCACCGTTATCTGGCCTGTTTCCCTCATGCCAAGCCCCGCCGAATAGATGCCAAGCGGGGCTTCCGGCCATGCCAGGAGAATCTTTTCAGCATCCTGTTGGAGAAGTTCTTGAACGTGGGAGAGGATGAGTATCTTTGTGTCGGGCCAGTTCGTCAGAGCGTCCATGCAAAGCCCGGCGATAATGTGGGATTTTCCCGCTCCCGTAGGGGCCACAATGCAAGGGTTCCCGGACTCGTTCCTCCGGAACCATTCGTACAGAAGATCAAGGGCTCTCTTCTGGTAGTCCCTTAAAATGGGATAGCCTCCTCTTCTCCAAAGGAATCTTCCGGAAGGTACAGAAGTTCCTGAGAAGAAAAGACGTTTGCGTCCGGCTCCCCATTCATCACTCGCTGCCCGTTGATGATATAGGCGGCGTAGAATCCGTTCTCGTCGCCTCCGTCCCACTTCCAAGGCACGAGATCCGGATGGAGCGCATGAGAAGCACAGCCCTTGTATTGCTCCCCAACTGGAATCACCGCATTGCCCCAACGTGCGCATGTCCAGGTGCTGTCATGTAGAGGCGTAGAATGTGCGCAGGTACGACAATTCACCTGTGACGTTTTGTGATGCTCGTGACAAAAATCATGAGCAGCGCAAAACTTGCACTGCCACCATGAAGGGTCAGCGGAAAGCGGTTCGGGCATGCGCTCCGTCAGGGCGATTTGTTGCCCTCGTTGGATAATCTGCTCTGCCGCAGCCTTATCAAACCGTACCCGTTCGGAGTAAATTTCGTCGTTGTCTTTACATACCGCCACGTACAATGCCCGTTCAATTCCGGTTCCCAGCATATACGCCTGCATTTGGGCGTAGTGTTGCGGCTTCGCCTCCAGCACGCCCTTGCTCTTCAAGTCGTTGAAGCTCTTCAAGGAGTGTGTTTTGAATTCTGCCACATGGCGTGTCTTCTCTGCCCCGGGAACGCCACCTTCAATAATCCCATCCAGAGAGCCGGAGACGTGAGAGCCGAAATCTACCCGGCTCTGTTCTCCTCCCGTAGAGTGGATTTCAATTCCAATTGCCCGAAGCCATGAAACTATGGCTTCCTCTTCCTTCTGGCCTCTCTCGAAAAGCCGTAAAATCCTGCCAGGGAACCGCTCGACAACCGCCCAGCGAAAAGACAACCAGAGCCACCTATCACAGGGATGCCCCAAAAGGGAAGCCCCGAGATGCGGGCGGGGCCTCCCCTGGTCTTTTTCGTAATGAGCGTCTATCAATCCCTGGAGGGTATTGTTCGGTTCAGGGATTGCAGCCATGTCCTACTCCCCGGAAGCCTTCCGGTTCGCCCAAGGAGGCGTAGCCTGTCCGGTTGCTACGGGCTGTGCCGGGGCCGGCGCCGCCTTCTGGAAAGGAGTCGTTGCAGCGTCGCCATGGAGGGGAAGAACCCGTTTCACGTCGTTCTGGTCGTCGTATCCCTCCTGCTTTCGAACAACAACTTTGATTTTTGCGTGGCCTCCCACAAGCTGGTCAGTATCCGTAATTTTCCCGGTGAGGCCGATAGCATCGGCCATTTCCCGGAGCTGCTTTTGTCCGATCTCCTCTGCCATGGGGTTCTGGTTCTGGATGTTCAGATTCTGCCAAACCACCCGGCCCTGATGCGTCGGCCCGGTAATGTCCCACCGGAGCCGGATATACTTACCGGTGCCGCTCTTGGTGGTCTTCAAATCTGCTTGGGTCGTCTTTGCGTCGTACGTTCCTTCGGGGATAACGTCGAAAGAATCTGCTACGGGAAGTTCCTCAAGAATAATCGCTCTCTCTAAAAGTGCCATAATTTATGCCTCCTGTTCGATAGTTACCGAGGGCTTCCCCGGTGCCGTAGTGATAGCTGCGCTCAAAACTCGTGTTACCTGCTCCTCCGCTGAATCCCATGCCTTCTTGTCAATCTCAGGCTTCCAGCGGAAAAGCTCTTGCAGGTACGAAAAAAGGCCGTGCTGTTCTGCCACGGCCTGAAGCTTCTCTCCATCTACTTTCCTGCGAAAACTGCGGGAAATCCTAACCTTGAACCCTTGGGGCTTGAACGTCTTGGAGCCTTCGAACTGCTCTCCAATTTCTGCCATCTCCACGAGTTCCTTTTCAATCTGGAGCCGTCTTCCCTGCGCTTGCCTTTCAGCCTCCTTTGCTTCCAGCCAGTCAGCCGAAAGGCTTTCCATGGTTTTACTCGGAGTCGGAGGCCACGCCATTTTGCACACCTCCAATCTTCCGAATCACGCCCCCAAGGTCGGGGGCCTCCCAAGTGTCGAGCCGCCCGCTCCTATCCTTCGCCGTCCAAACCCCGTCAGGATCTGTCAGGAGCGCCCGGACTGCATTTCCTTCCGAGTCTTTCTCAACCCGGAGAGCCAGAACCTCATCAAAAAAGTAGGGCAACGCTTGCCCTGTCTTGTTGCCGGGCATGGAGGGGTAGTAAAGGATTCGCCCCATTTCGTCTTGTGCCTTCTCGACCTTGGCTGAAAAATACACGTGCCGCCCGGGAATGTCCCGGAACGCCCGTACAAGGTCAGTCATCTGATCCTGCATGGCTCCGTAAGCCTGTCTGGGGTCTTTAGCGGTCTTCTTCTCCGCCGCCAGTACCACTTCTGCAATCTCGCTGATGGAGTCCAGGGCCACGCTTGCAAACTGCTTAGATTCCTCGGAGCCCATAAGCCACTGATACGCCTCCGTCAGGCTCGCCATGTTCCCAATTTCGATGTAGGGGATATCCTCCCCTTGGAGTGAAAGCAGCCCTCCCTCAGCCGAAAGAATCACCGGCGCCGGGAGCGTCTTAATGAGCGTAGTTTTCCCCGCTCCTGCCTGTCCGTAAACCAGCATCTTCACGCCGTTGGCGTGAATGCTTTTAGTGCTTTTCAAATTGATAGCCATGTCAATCCCACCTCCTAATATCCCAATCCGTCACGAAGTCGGCCACGCTGAAGCACTCCCGATGAGCGCCGGGAAAGCGAAAAACCGCCAGCTTCTGGCGGCCCGTCGTCCATTTTTCGAGGGTTCCGCGCTTCTCTCTGGCCGGCGACTTGCCCGATCCACGGCGCTTCGGAATCAACCGATACTCCCCGCCGAGGATGGTGGGGAGATGTTTTTTGTTAACCTTCGAAAGCATCTCTGTACTCCTCCTCTCGCGGACAGCCGCTGTCAGGCTCCCAGTTCCACTCACAGATCGTACCCATGTAGCTGTCGTGTTGCACGAACGGGCAGCCGATGCAGAATTCCTCTGCATCCTTTGGAGAATTCATCGTGTTCTGATATAATTTGTCTTGAACAATGTCCCAGCTCGTCACGCTCATTTTGATTCCTCCTTTGATGCCTCGCCCCTGCCCGGGCGGGGCCTTTCTATTTCCTCTCCGATCTCCATAGCCTCCCCGAGAAGCAGAATCCTCCGCACCTCTCGGTTCAGGTTATCCCCGTCGCACGCTGCCCGAATCAGGCATTGGTGCATTTCCGATAGCACTCTGCAACACCTCCTCGAAGTCCGTCGTTGCCTTCTTCTGTGCCTTCTTCAGACACTGCCCGTCACAATCCGGGAAGCCGTTCACCATGAAAACGTGGGGGCATTTCCCGCACATGTCAGATTCGCCCCTTGAGAAACATACGCCGCCTGAAGGCCCGGCGGATCTGGTAATCAGTCCAGATCAAGGCCGCCGTAATGGAAGCGGCGGCGAAGATGAAAAGTGCGCCGATGATTCGATAGAGCATTTTTACCTCCTCCTAAAACTCACTGGGGAGCGTCCTCTCTTTCAGGATCTCCCGGACTTTCCACATCTCCAGTTCGGGTACGAGTTCGTTCCCGAGAAGCTGCTCAATATCGCAATCGTAAAACGTGGCGAGCTTCTGGAGTTCCTTCTTTGTTGGGGATTCTTTCCCCTCTTCCCAGTCCCTGATTTTCCTGATGTACGTTTTCATGCACCGGGAGACATCGCCAAGGGTTTTCCCGGCGGCTTGTCGCTTTACCCACAGGAGTGCTCCAAGTCGAGTCATGTCCCTACCTCCTCACAAAATCCAGCCGCCCGGTGCCCCGGCTCCAGAGCCTCCGAATATCCATCCTGCGCCGCTTTCGAAAGATCCTCATCACCATTCCCCTGTCTCACGTTCCCGTGTGATTTTTTTGT